AAAACTACTTATTAAAGAAGGAAAATTATACTGTCCCACTTGTAGCGAGTTAATAAAAAAAGTAAATGATGATATATATATTACAAAATTTGAGTGTTGCGAAAAATGTTACATTCAATACGTTGAGCGCCGTGAGGACAAATGGCTAAAAGGATGGAGACCAAAAGATGTCACAAAAAGTAATTGATATTGTAAGAGGCCTAGCACAAGCAGCTGCTGATATTGGATATGATGGCGCGGTTGATAAAGACGGCGAACCAGTTAAAATTGGTATGAAAAGAGAAGAGGGGCATCCGGTATATGATTCTAGAACCATGGACGGTTTTGGGATTAGTTTTACTGGACCTACTTTAAATTTGTCTTATACCGCGGATATCAAATTAAAAGAAGTATATTCACAAGATCTTGAGGCTGAGGTTGGTCGAATGATGAGCAAAATTATTACAGCCTTGAAATCTCGTTACAAAGCTAATACAGGCAAAGGCTGCAGCCTAAAGAAGAAAGGTGAATTAGATGTAAGAGTCGAATCTAGTAGTCGAGTGCGTTGCTGGGTTACTGCCAGAAGCCAGTATGACATCGGTGGTATGGGAAACACGAAAGACGTCTTATCAGAAGAACGTCCCGAGATCGAGAAAAATTTTAAAAAATTCTTAGAACAGGGTGGTCTTGGTAACAAACCCGAACATGCGGATCAAAGACCTAAAAATTCTTAAATGTCTTTTGTCCTGACTAGAGAACAAATATTAAAAGAGATCGTTAAATCCGGTAAAGATCCAAATTATTTTATTAATAATTATGCTAAGATCTCGCATCCGATGAAGGGGCTTATCCCTTTTAAAACTTATGATTTCCAAACAGACCTGATAGGCGACTTTACTGATCACCGCTTTAGTGTTATATTAAAGGCGCGCCAGCTTGGAATTTCGACTATTACTGCTGCTTACGTTGCGTGGTTAATGATGTTCCACCGCGACAAAAATGTCTTAGTAATAGCTACAAAGTTTGGCACCGCGGCTAACCTTGTAAAGAAAGTCAAGGCTATACACCGACATCTGCCCAAGTGGATGAAAATTGCCGAGATTTCTATTGACAACAGAACTTCATTTGAACTATCAAACGGATCTCAAATAAAGGCATCTTCCACCAGTCCTGATGCCGGCCGATCCGAGGCGTTATCTTTACTTGTTATTGACGAGGCCGCCCACGTTGAAGGCCTAGACGAACTATGGACTGGTTTATATCCTACCTTATCTACTGGCGGCCGTTGCATCGCCCTCTCTACCCCAAATGGCGTGGGAAATTGGTTTCACAAGGCTTGTGTTGACGCTGAAGCTAGAAATAACGATTTTCATCTTGTGACTTTGATGTGGGACGTGCACCCAGACAGAGATAAAAAGTGGTTTGAAAAAGAAACCAAAAACATGTCTTATCGCCAAATCGCCCAGGAGCTTGAGTGTAACTTTAATATGTCTGGCGAGACCGTATTCCACCCCGAAGACATGCAGGCGATAGAACAAATTTTATGTGAGCCAAAATACAAGACTGGGTTTGACAGAAATTTGTGGATATGGGAAGAATATAAGCCTGAATTTAATTATTTTATTTCGGCAGACGTTGCTAGGGGAGACGGCCAGGATTATTCGACCTTCCTTATTTTTAAACTAGAAACTAATGAGATCGTAGCAGAATATCAAGGCAAGGCAACACCAGATATTTTTGCAAATTTATTGTTCCAGACCGGTAGGGAATATGGCGATTGTATGATAGTGGTAGAAAATAATTCAGTCGGGTGGACGGTTCTTAATAAGCTAGAAGAAAGTGGATATCCAAATATATATTATTCTAAAAAATCCACTCATGAACAGATTGAACCTTATTTGGCCGAATCGACTGGCGTTGTGCCCGGATTTACAACAAGCTTAAAAACTCGTCCTTTGATCGTAGCTAAATTTGAAGAGTTTGTAAGAAATAAACTAATTACAATAAAATCTAGACGTTTATATAATGAGATGAAGACTTTTGTTTGGCAAAATGGAAAACCGCAAGCTATGAAAAAACATAATGATGATTTGATAATGGCATGTGCTATAGGTTGTTGGATAAAGGACACGGCGTACGCGTCTAATCAAAGGGCTGAGGCCTATCAAAAAGCTTTTTTAAGTTCAATGGCTTCAACAAATAAAATGTTAAACACGTCAATACCAGGCATGGTATCATATGACAGGTTGACTAGAGAAAATAAATTAGAAAAACAACTAAATGACCATAAAGACTTTTTATGGTTATTGAAGGGATAAAATATGGGATCTCCTATAAACAAAAAAAATGTAAGAAATCCAGCTAACCCCCTTTTCAGGCAGCTAACCAAACTCTTATCTGGCCCTTTAGTTAAATATCGTCGACAAGATACCAGGCAACTAAAGAGAAGATATCTAGACAAGTATAAGTCTAGATTTAAAACAGCATCAGGCCAGGAATTTAAAACCTCAACATATGGTGAGATTTACGGTGCACTGCAGGCTGATTATTATGCTAATCAAAACCGCATGGATCGATACGTTGATTTCGATCAGATGGAATACACTCCGGAAATAGCTTCTTCTTTAGACATTTACGCAGATGAGATGACTACTTCTTCGGTATACCGCCCTATAATAAATGTTGCATGCAGCAATCAAGAAATAAAAGGAGTTTTGGATACTTTATTTTATAGTATTTTGAACATAGAATATAATTTATATGGTTGGTCTCGCTCTATGTGTAAATATGGAGATTTCTTTTTGTATCTCGACATTGAAGAAGACGAAGGTATTAAGAATGTTATCGGGCTCCCTTCCAACGAGATCGAGAGGCTTGAGGGTGAAGACGAAAGTAACCCAAATTATATTCAATACCAGTGGAATTCCGCCGGCCTAACTTTAGAAAACTGGCAAGTCGGACATTTTAGAATTTTGGGAGATGATAGGTTCGCGCCATATGGCACCTCTATTTTGGAACCGGCGCGCCGCATCTGGCGCCAGCTGACTCTCCTTGAAGATGCTGTGATGGCATATCGTATTGTCCGCTCTCCCGAGCGCCGCGTTTTTAAAATTGATGTTGGAAATATCGCCCCACAAGACGTCGAACAATACATGCAAAAAGTAATGACCCAAATGAAGCGCAATCAAATTGTTGATGCCAATTCAGGCCGCGTAGATCTTCGTTATAATCCTTTAAGTATTGAGGAAGATTATTACATTCCAGTCCGCGGCCAGGCTTCGGGTACTGATATATCTACTATCGGCGGCGGTCAATATACAGGCGATATTGACGATGTAAAATATCTTAGAGATAAATTATTTAGCGCTTTAAAGGTACCTATGTCCTATCTGGCTCGTGGAGACGGCGCCGACGAAGACAAATCTACTTTAGCACAAAAAGATATTAGATTCGCCAGAACGGTACAAAGATTGCAGCGTTCGGTAGTTTCGGAACTCGAAAAAATAGCAGTTGTCCACTTATTCACTCTTGGCTACAGAGGCAACGACCTGCTATCATTCAAGCTTACGCTGAACAATCCTTCAAAGTTGGCCGAATTACAAGAATTAGAGCACTGGAAAGCTAGATTCGAGGCCGCCGACGGAGCATCTCAGGGATATTTCAGCCGCCGCTGGGTAGCTAAGAATATTCTTAATATCAATGAAGAAGAATTCCAGAGAATGCAAGTTGAAATGTACTATGATAGAAAACATGATTTCGCCCTAGAACAGGTGGCCGAAGCACTAACAGCCGAGGGCGGAGGCGCAGGCGGAATGTTGGGCGGTGAAGACATGGGCGGTGAAGACATGGGCGGTGAAGAAATAACTCCTCCAGAAGAAGCCCTCGAAGGACCTGAAGCTGCTGAAGAGGCCGGCCCCTTGCTTGCTACACCTGGCGCGCCCGAGGCAACAGCTCCTGAATTACCAGAGGGGCCCCCGCCGGCTAAGAGAGACGATGGTTGGTTAACACCGAGAGCGAAGGGAAAGAGATATAAACCTAAAGCTATGGATCGCCGTACCGGTAAAAGGCAGGCGTTTAATGCCATGGCAGGAAACCAGCATATCGGCAAAACTATGCGATCGCTTTTCCCTGGTAGAAGCGAAATAGAATCACTTTATAAATTTTCTGAACATGTAGAGCCTAATTACTATGATGATCAAGAAGCGGTTTTATTTCATGAAAAAAATGAATTGAAAAGATTGGTCGAGTCTTTGGAGAAGTCAAACGATGAAGTAGAATCTTTGGAGAAGTCAAACGATGAAGTACAGTCATAACAAAAAAAGAAATACAGCTTTTATATATGAAATTTTAATAGTAGAGATTTCTAAAGCTGTTATGGAAAACAAATTACAAAGAAAAGATCGTATATTGGGCCTCTTGAGAGAGCACTTCAGAAAGGGCGCAAGTTTAAGTGAAGATTTAGAAATTTACAAGTCTTTCTACAAAACAAAAGATTTAGATGATGAATTAATCACCAAATTGTTGGCCGAGGCTAAAAAACAATATACCTCTTTAGACAGGGAATCAATTTTTAGCTCCCAAACAAAATTAATTAATGAAGTTAACAAAAAATTGGGCCATGGTATTTGGAATAATTTTATTCCAAATTATAAAAAATTAGCTACGATAAACCAGACGTTGAACCAGGATTTGCCTCCCAAGAAGCAGGTGTTAATGGAAAAAAAAATTAATTAATAATTTTTTAAAGAAGGGCGAAGACAAAAAGCCTTTTCCCAATGTTAACAACCTAGCTGTGAAAACTTTTATTGAAAAATTTAATAAAGAATATTCTGAAACTTTAACTGAGGCACAAAAAGATTTTCTTAATAGATATATAATGTCGTCAAAAGACGATGGCGTCGAATTTAAGATGTATTTATACGGAGAAATCGATCGGCTGAAGACTACGTTACAAGAAAAAATCTCAAAAGCAGATCAAAACACATCAACTAAACTTCAAAAAGTAGTTAACAAGATGACTAATTACAATGAAAGAAAAATAAATAAGTCTCTTATATCTGAAATTATGAAAATTCAATCTTTAACGGAAGAGGTATGCAAATAATGCCCATGAGAATTGAAATAACTATTGACAATAAGAAAGTTGAAAAGATTCTTCTCAAAGCAAGAAAAACTATTGACGGAAATATAATTATTTCTGATCATCCTGAAATAGACATTATTATTTTTACGGCCAATAACAAGATTGTGGCTCTCCCCAAAGAAGAACTTGACGATGAAATTTACGATACTCAAAACAGACTGTTCCAGCAATTAACTAAAAAGGGTGTTATCGATTATAATAGTGTTCAAGGCGGAAATTTGTTTATGTCGATGGAGGCTAAGATCCCGGAAGCAGATAAGGGAGACAAAATACAGTTTGTATTGTACTGTCTTGCTGAGTTCATTGAAAAGGAAATGCCGTTCTATAAGGACCAGGAAGAATTCGAGCAACAGATGGAAAAGAATTTATTAGAGCCAGAAATAGACGAATATACTGATCTCGATATCGCTAAACACCATGCTAATACTAAGGGATCTCTACCGCCTCGCTACGCCAGGTGGGGTATTAGTAACATTTACAGAATATAGGTGAAGAGTGCAATTACTTTATTTTATCTTATGCGCGTATGGCCTCACATACATACTAGCTTACGGATCAATATTTAATCCAATAAGACCAGCTAAGGGCAAGCTGGGCGAGCTATTTCATTGCCCCCTCTGTTTAGGTTTTTGGGTAGGCATGTTTTTGTGGAGTATCAATTGTTTTACAGAACTATTTACCTATGATTACAATTTAATGAATGGTTTACTTTTGGGATGGTTATCAGCCGGGACAAGTTATTTCTTAAGTATGATTTTGAATGATTTCGGCTTAAAATTTAGAAATACACAAGGAGGTGAGTAACAATGAAACGGCGTAACATTCCAGAAACAAGACGCTGCTGTAATGGTAGTAATATCACGCGAGGGCGAGCCTCGCACCATGCTTACATAAAAGGAGGAATTAGCATGTCTAAGAATAGAGTTATTAAAGAAAATGAAAAGGCCCCTAAGGGCCATGGCCCGGGCGGAGGTACTTGGGGTGTCAAAAATGTTGGCAAAGTTGGCAACAAGTGCCCAGAGGGAATTGGCAAGGGAGTCATCGGTTCAAAAGTAGGCCGAGTCAATCCCGGGAGCAATAAAGGGTCTGAATAATGTCAAAAGTACTCCTGCAGGAATATTTTGAATTATGCCCTGAAGGTAGATGCCCTGTCCATATTTTAACTGAATCTGAAAAGAAAAAGATTATGGAAGGGGCAGTCTATCTTGTCGGGGTATGCCAAAAATCTGGTACCAAAAATGGTAACGGCCGCGTATATCGCCAGGAAACTCTGCAGAGAGAAGTTGAAAATTATCAAAATGCAATTAAAGAAAGAAGGTCTTTAGGCGAACTAGATCATCCGGATGATTCAGTAATTAACCTTAAAAATGCTTCTCATCTTGTCACAAAAATGTGGTGGGATGGTGATAATGTTATGGGTAAAATAGAGGTTTTGGACACGCCTTCAGGTAATATATTAAAATCTTTAGTAAAATCTGGCGTTAAGCTTGGTATTTCTTCTAGGGGTTTAGGCTCGACTAAAGAGGAAAAAGGCCAAACGATGGTAGAAGATGATTTTCAGCTAATATGTTTTGAC